TGTGGGTGGCGGATATGGACTTCCGTACGGCACCGGCTATTGTGGAAGCCCTGCGTAAACGGGTGGAGCACGGTGTTTTCGGTTACACCAAAGTGCCCGAAGCCTATTACGATGCGGTCGTCCGGTGGTTCGAGGGCCGTCATCGCTGGCGGATCGATCCCCGGTGGATGATCTACACGAGTGGCGTAGTGCCCGCCCTGTCCGCCATCATCAAGGCGCTGACCGAACCGGGCGACAAGGTCATCGTCCAGACGCCGGCATACAACTGTTTCTATTCGTCGATACGCAACGACGGATGCGAGTTGTCGGCCAATAATCTCGTTTACCGGGATGGTCGCTACACGATCGACTTCGACGATCTCGAAGCGAAAGCGGCCGACCCGAAAGCGAAACTCCTGCTGCTGTGCAATCCCCACAATCCGGTCGGGCGGGTATGGACACCGGAGGAGCTGCGACGTGTGGGCGACATCTGCCTGCGCCACGGCGTGACGGTCGTGGCGGACGAAATTCATTGCGAATTGACCTACGAGGGACACGACTATACGCCCTTCGCTTCCCTCTCCGAAAGCTTCCGACAACACTCCGTGACCTGCGTCTCGCCTAGCAAGGCGTTCAACCTTGCCGGACTGCAAATCGCCAACATCGTGGCTGCCGACGAGGAGGTACGCCGCCGCATCGACCGCGCCATCAACATTAACGAAGTGTGCGACGTCAATCCGTTCGGCGTCATTGCCACCATCGCCGCTTACAACGAAAGCGGCGCGTGGCTCGATGCTTTGCGGAAGTACCTGCGGGAGAATTACGAATACCTCTGCCGCTTCTTTGCCGAAAAGCTGCCGCAGTATCCCGTATTGCCGCTCGAAGGAACTTATCTGGTCTGGATAGACTGCCGGGCCTGCGGCATCGGTTCGGAAGAGCTCGCCTCTCGCCTGCAAAAACGGGAGCGTCTGATGGTCAACCCCGGCACGATGTACGGACCCGGCGGAGAGGGTTTCATCCGGATGAACATCGCCTGCCCCCGGACGCTGCTTGCCGACGGGCTGGAGCGGATGGCCCGTGTACTACCATGAAACGTCTATAAATGAGTTGTGCGGGTGGCGTATTTTCGTAGAAACAAATCATTGCATATCTATGGACAGAAGAGATTTTTTGAAATATTCGGTATCGGCTGCGACAGGCGTTCTGCTGACGCCGCTGGCACGAGCCGGATGTTATTCACCGAAAACGAGAATAAGATGAAAATCGTAGTATTGACAGGAAGTCCCCGGCACAATGGAAACACCAACTATCTGGCAGACCGTTTCATCGCAGGGGCACAGGAGAAGGGACACACCGTCTTCCGCTTCGACTGCGCCGCCCGCAAGGTGGCAGGCTGCATGGCGTGCAACCGCTGCGGCATGGACGGGGATTGCGTATTGAAGGACGATTTCGACCAAGTGCGTCCTCGGCTGATCGAGGCGGACATGGTGGTATTCGTGACGCCGATGTATTACTTCGGGTTCTCGGCGCAGCTGAAGAACGTGATCGATCGTTTCTATGCCATCAACGGCCGAATCAAAGGCGCACCGAAGAAGACGGCGTTCCTGATGGCATACGCCGACACGAACCCAAAGGAAGCGGAAGCCATGCTGCTGCACTACCGGACATTGGCCGATTATCTTGGCTGGGAGAACATGGGTACCGTCGTGGCTCCCGGAGTGTGGACGGCAGGTTCCATACGGAATACGCGGTACGGCGACGATGCCTATAAACTTGGAAAGAACTTATAATGATTTTATTGGATATGAAAAAGTACCTCTGTTTTCTGTTCGCCGCCTTCGTGGCGGTGGGAATGAGCGCCTGCTCTCCCGATGATAACGGTCCCGACGGCCCGCAAACCGAAATCCCCGATACGCCGGATAATCCCGATGACGGGAATGACCCTGACGAGCCCAACAATCCTGACAATCCGAATCCTGCCCCGGCGGGGAAGACCCTTGTCGTGTATTACAGTTTTACGAATAATGTGCATACCATCGTCAGCGACTTGCTCACGCAGATAGAGGCCGACGTCATCCGCGTGGAGCCGGCAGAGGAGGGCATCGACTATGCCGCCGACAATTATGCCGCGGGCAGCGCGCTGATTCAGACCATCCGCAATAACCCGAACGATGCGGCCTCCTATCCCGAAATCAAGCCTGTGGAGGTGGACATTGCCGGTTACGACCGGATTATCGTGGGCGCTCCCCTTTGGTGGAGCAGCATGGCCGCACCCCTGCAAACGTTCCTGTTCCGGTATGGAGGGCAGATGGCTGGCAAGAGCATCGGTTTGATCGTGTCGAGTGCAAGCAGCGGTATCAGCGGCGTGGAGGCAGATGCCCGGCGGCTCATTCCGGATGGAATATTCCTCTCTCCGAGCTTGTGGATACGCTCGTCGCAGACCTCCGACTGTCATTCGATGATTGCCGAGTGGCTGGAACAGATCAATTAAAACAACCTTTATGAAACAGTTCCCAGTTGTTCCGGTTCGTTTCTCTGGCTCTCTATGATAATGAACGACGGTATGTAGTGCGGATGGTCGGAGGCGGCTATGCGATGTTCGGATTGGGGGGTGCTGGTCAGCTACTTCCTGATTTTCCCGCCGACATTCTGTTTCCTGGGAACTTATCAGGTAAGCGGCGAGGTGGATAATCTCATCACGCTCGATTCGTACATTTCGACGCTGGTAATGATGTGCCTTGCAATGGGCATCGTCTTCGAGATTCCGATGCTTTCGTGGCTGTTCGTTAAGTTGGGGTTTATTTCAGCGGATTTCATGTGCCGCTATCGGAAACACGCCGTCGTGATTATCCTTGTGGTCGCTGCCATTATTACGCCGACATCGGCCGTGTTCACGCTTTCACTGGTTGCATTACCGATGTGGGTACTGTATGAAGTAAGTATCCTGATCGTGAAAACAAGTAGATAAGAATTGTTTGTATGGCGAAATGGATTTGTTAATCAGCACCGCGAAGGTATTCGTTCACGAACGATAAGCCTTCTTTGACCGGTCATGCAGATATTAGGGTAACAATGAAACGATTCAATTATACGAGATTGTGGGAAACATTGAAGTCGTCTGATAATTTATCCTGTAAATCCAAAGAATTGGACGAATATCTCGATGAATTTATCGTTGAGTTGCATAATTACTGTCGTGCAGAAAAGAACATTGCGGAACGAACTCGATCATTGGATTATGCTCGAAGTGAACTATTGGTCGCAGAACTTCGTATCGGGGAGTCTAATCCGACAACGTGGGTTTTGAAGACTGTCCGTAGTGCGGTCTATTTCATCGAATGCGAGATGCGCATTATCACGATGGAGCTGGAACATCCGGAACGCTTCATCTCTTTTTCAGACGGCAGCGGACCATTGGCCCGCTGGAACGGGACGATTGCCGAGCTGCTCGAATATACCATTCCACTTCAGATTGCCGGACGGTTATCGGCGAATTCCGGTGAACCGATGAGTTATACGGATACTGTGAAACTCATCGAACAAATCTTCGGCATCACTATTTCCGCACCTTACGACCGCAAGACCAAGTTGCTTTCTCGCAAGAAAAACGATACGCCCTTTCTCGATAAAATGCGCATCGTATTTCAGGAAGAAGCTGAAAAATTACATCGCTGAATCAGCGCATTACAGACAAAATCAGCAGACGTCTGCAAAGACGTCTGCTTTTTTATTTTCGGTGTCATCGTATCCTTGCAGTAAGAAAAATACTGAAATCATGGATACTTGCATCGATGACCTCGGCATGGTCAATAATACGATTAAGCTGTTAACCAAAAAAGAGATGGCTGCCGAACTCGGTATTTCGTACCGGACGGTCGAACGGTGGTACAACAGCGGCTACATCAAACGCATCCGCATCGGCGGCCGTATCTTCTTTCCCTATACTGAAGTATACCGTATCCGGGATCGTTTCATCGTTGAGGCAAATGCCGATGAACCATCAATCCCACGCCCGCAGACACGGACTTTTCAGGATATTTTATTCGAGCAGCAGCAAGGTTTCCACTTCCGTCGATGAATTACCAGACCGAGATAAGGATGTTCAACGAGTGGTTGGAAACACATGAACTTACCGCATCAGGCATCGCCCTTTGGTATGCACTTATGTTCATGGCTTATCGTTCGGATTGGCCGACGGAGATAACCATACCTGTTTCGGCGCTCTGCCTGCGGAGCAAGTTGTCTCGGTCGGCCGTCTATAAGGAGCGGAATATGTTGCGCGATTACGGACTTCTCGACTTCGACACAACTTCCGGACGACGGAGTACCTGCTACCGAATTCGCAGCTTCGAGGGGCATTTCATGGCTACGGAAATGTCCGCCACACGGACGCAAACGGAAACTCGAACCGTCATTCCAATGCAGGATGCCTCGGAAATGTTTACAGTTGTGTCCGCGTCACGGACGCAAAACGGGAAACCGCCCGATGCGGAAGAGGAAATGTCCACGACAAAGACACAACCGTGGATACAAATTCCCGCCGAGAGCGACGAGCCTCCGGAAATGTCCGCACTTGTGTCCACCACGCGGACACAAACGGGCGATGAACGCATAAAAGCAGGCGGAACGTCCACCACATGGACACAACCGTGTACACAAACCGAAGATTCAACCTATATATCTATTAAAAATAAATACAGAGATAAAAGGGGGTATGGGGGAAAGAAGAGTGCGGCAACAAAACATCAGGACACCTTCGACCTTACATTCATCGCCGATCCTCGCTGGCTGGAACTGGTCAAGACATGGCTCGATTATAAGCAGAGCCGGGGCGAGAGGTACAAAAGCGAACTCTCGATCAAGAAATTCCACACGATGCTCCGTAACCTCTCGCGCGGCGACCCCGATCTGGCGGCACAGATTATCGACAAGAGTATCGCCAATAACTGGGCCGGCATCTTCGAGCTGACCGAACGCACCTCGCCTTCAGTTTCCGGGCAACGGATCGGACAGATTAAACAACCCGCAGATGAGGAACGTCGCCGACGCCTGCTCGAAAACTTCGGCCGCATGGAAGTTACACACGAAGAACCCAATAACAGATAAACGCTATGGAGAAGAATATCGCAACCCTTATCGACCGGATGGTCACCGACTGTAAACTGATCGTCCGTAATCCGACCCGTCTCTCGTGGGGCGACAGCGAGATGTGTGATGCACTCTTTCGGACGCTTTTTCGCCGGCTTGATGCGACGATTGCTACTTATCACCATCTGCCGGAATACGACGAGGTGATCGACTGGATGCACGATACGCGCGGTGTAGGTCTGCTGCTTATCGGCGACTGCGGACGCGGTAAAAGCATTATCACGACGGGCCTCGTTCCGGTACTACTCGGTATGAAAGAGATCTCCGCCTACGCCGTACACGCCGACGAGCTGAACAAACTGTATCCGTTTGCAGCTTCGACGATGGGCATGGATCCGAAGACCTCCTGCCTCGACTACCTCGCCCGATGCCCGTATCCGATTATCGACGAGTTGGGTGTCGAACCGATGATCAACGACTACGGCGAACGCTATGAAGGTTTCAACCGGATCATCAACGCTGCCGAACGCTATTCTCGTCCGCTCTTTCTCTCGACGAACCTCACTAAAGGCGACCTGCTGAACCGCTACGGGGAGCGGACGTTCGACCGGCTGCGACATCTGTGCCGTGTGGTCGAGTTCCGCGGCGACTCTTTACGCTAACCGATTAAATGCTACAATATGAAATTGCAACGAATCATCCACCACCTCAAGGACGGCCGGAAGAAGTATTCTACCCACCACGGGGAGATCGAGAAATGGGAGGAAAGCGACATCGAGGCGATGCGTCGCTGTCGGGAATGTTACGGCGACTCGGCCTACCTCGCCGACTTCTCCCGCTACGGCGTCGTGGCTGCCGAACTACGCCAGAGGTATCCCAACGCGAAAATCATTGCGGTCGTAGGCTTCGAGACCGAAGACCACGACCAGCCTTTACGAACCGATGTAATATTCTGACTTATGCCAACACTCAAGAAAACTGTACAACGCCCGTGGCAACCGGGGCGCGGGGTGCAGGAAGGACGCCTGTATCCGAACACGAAGTTCTATCAATCGACCGCATGGCGGAAACTTCGTAACCTGAAGTTGGAACAGTGCCCGCTCTGTGAGGAGTGCCAGCGGCGGGGCATTACGACGCTCGCACAGGTCGTCGATCATATCGTTCCGATCAATCGGGGCGGCGCGAAGCTCGACATGGCTAACCTTCAGAGCCTTTGCCACCCGTGCCACAACCGCAAGTCGGGCCTCGAATCGCACACGAGATAACCAATACCTGATTGCCTATGATATAAACCGATGACGATGGGCGCACGCGGTTGTGGTTTGCAAGCGAAAAAATGGAGCCGCCTGTGCCCATTATGAAGACTGAATATGAGAACGACCCTGAAACTGACACAAATTGTCGATGACTGGCTTGTCGAAACGGACATCCTTCCGGCAACGAAGGCCGACTATCGCCGTAAGATCAGACTGTGGTTCCGTTGGCTCTCGGCCGAAGGTTGCGATCCCCGCTATGCCGAATGTCGCCATATCATTGACTACAAACGCTATCTCCAGCAGAGCGGCAAAAGCGTGCTGACGGTTTGCAGTTATGTGACGGTCGTCAAGCTATTTTATGCTTATTGTGCCGGACGACGCTACTGCGACAATATCGGTGCGGGCATCAAGAGCAGCATCAAACACAAAGAATACTACAAAGCTGCCTTGACGCAAGGGGAGGCTACACGACTTATGGACTCCATCGACACCTCTACCGTAGCGGGCAAACGGGATAAGCTGATCGTGGCGCTGATGCTGACCAACGGACTCCGCGCTTGCGAGGTAGCCCGCATCGACATCCGGGATTTCGACACTTACAATGGCCGAACGGTCATCCATATCCAGCGTAAGGGCAAAGTGGACAAACGCGATACGGTTGCCGTGCCGGAGATGATTACGGAGCTCGTTGAAGATTACATAGCTTGCCGCGATTTCGTCGAGGATGAGCCGCTGGTCATCAGTCATGCGCACGGAAGCCACCGGCAACGGCTGGCGAAGGTAACGATCAGCGCCATCGTCAAGCGTCGGCTTCGGGAGATCGGCATCGACCGTCCGGATATCACGGCGCACTCGCTGCGTCATACCTGCGGCAGTCTGATGGTTGAAAATGGAGTGGACGTCGAGACGATCAAGGATATGCTCGGCCACAGCGACACGCAGACCACACGCATCTATATCGAGATGGCCCAGCAACGACGACTGCTCGAACGCAGTCCCTCGAATCTGATTGCCGGATTGATTGCAAAACCGAAGAAAAATCGACGAAAGAAGAGATAAGGTTTAATTAACACACAATTAATTAAGCCACACGACTTGAAGCAATGGACAACGACATAAAGAGTTCCGCCCGTGAGCAAATGAGCGGACATATGCAACGATTTAGGGCATAAAAGGCTGCAAAGATTATGACCTACACTCCGATAGGTAGGGGGATGAATTTCCTTCAAAGGTCACGAAATGTAATCGCAGCCCCCCTTTTCTGTACGCGTGTGCAGAATTAGAAAAAAAAAAGAAAACCGCCCGAAGGCGGCAAAACATTAATGTTTTTTTAATCACTCTTTGAACTGAGCTTTCGCGGCATCAAAGAGCTGCCACAATACTCAGCTTGCAAAAGTGGTAAGAATGAAATACATATATTCCATAATTATCAGCTTTTTAGATTTAAAGTCTTTATAGACTATCTTTTGCCGCTTTTCGATTGGCATTACAAAGTTAAAATTATTTATGAAAGGACGCAAAAAACTACCGGATGAATTGAAATCCTTGCGCGGGACGGATCAACCTTGCCGCATGGAGAGTGGTAAGATGCCGACCGTCACATCCGTCGTGTCGCTTCCGCGCTCCGGCCTGAAGGGAACGGCGAAAAAAGTGTTCGAAGTCGTGGCGACGGAGTTGATCCATAATCGTCTGTTGGATTTGGTCGGCGTGGATCTTGTCGTGGCCTACGCCCGCGAAATGGGCTTGTACCACGATATGATGCGAGCTGTCGAAAAGGAGGGTTGCACGATAGAGGTAGCGACCAAGTCCGGCACTACTACCATCGTCAATCCCAAACGCAAAGTCGCCGAATCGGCCCTTGCCAATGCCAAGTCGCTGGCGGCCGAGTTTGGCCTGACTCCATCGAGCCGTCACCGTGTCGCTGCGCTCCTGTCAGGCGATGTTCCGAAAGATGATTTTGCCGAATTTGAAGAGGTTAAATAAATTATTGCTTATCTGCTGTTATGAAACTGCACCCCGCCGAACAATACGCCTATGACGTCCGCGACGGCAAACTCACGGTCTGCGAATATGTGCGCCTTGCCGTCGGGCGGTACTTCTCCGATCTGGAGAATGCCCTCGATCGTGGCTGGTACTTCGACCGTAAGGCTGCCGCGCGTGCGATCCGCTTCATCGAAAACCTCAAGCACACCAAAGGCGAGTGGGCAGGCCGCAAGTTCCTACTCGAACCGTGGCAACAGTTCATCGTCTGGAACATCTTCGGCTGGATGCTCTCCGACGGTACGCGCCGCTTCCGCTATGCCTATATCGAAATCGCCCGCAAGAACGGCAAGACTGCATTGTCTGCCGGCATCGGACTCTATATGCTTTTTGCCGATGGCGAGAGCCGCCCGGAGGTCTACTCGGCGGCGACGGTCAAAGATCAGGCGAAAATCTGCTTCTCGGATGCCGCCGAAATCGTCAAGGCCACTGATCTGAAGAAATACCTCTCGGTCTTCCGCAATGCAATTACCTACGAGGCGAAGGGCGGGATGCTCAAGCCGCTCTCCTCGGATTACGGCACGCACGACGGCCTGAACCCTTCGTGCGGCATCATCGACGAGTTCCACGCCCATAAGGACAGCGGTATGTTCGACGTCATCAAGTCGGCCTTCGGCGCACGGCGGCAACCGCTCATGTTCATTATCACGACGGCGGGGTTCAACAAGGCCGGAGCTTGCTTTGCCTATCGAGACAACGTAATCAAGGTGCTGCGGGGTGTGAACCGGGACGACTTGCTTTTCGGCATCGTCTATACGCTCGACGACAAAGAGGAATGGGACAACCCGAAGATGTGGATCAAGGCCAATCCCAACCTGGGCGTATCGCTTTCAGTGGATTACCTCGCCTCGCAGGTCATGGATGCCAAGAACCGGCCGGAAGCCGTCCGTAACGTGATGACCAAAAATGTCAATCTGTGGGTCGATGCCGAGCTGACATGGATTCTGGACGAGGCGTGGATGAAGTGTATCGGCACGACCGCTCCCGCCGACCTGAAAGGTTGCGACTGCTGGGGTGGTCTCGACCTCTCGAACGTAGGCGACATCACGGCGTTCGTGCTGCTCTTCCATGAGAACGATAAGTTTCAGCTTCTGCCGCACTTTTGGATTCCGGAGGAGAAGATGCTGGAGAAGATCAAAAAGGAGAATATCAACTACGACCGATGGGTAGTCGAGGGACATGTAACCGTTACACCGGGCAATGTGGTGGATTATGACTTTGTCAAGGCCGACATACTGCGTATCACTGCCGACTATAATCTTAAATCGACAGCCTACGACCGCTGGAATGCGTCGCAGACGATCATCGACCTTCAGAACGAGGGGATGGAGTTTTCTCCTTTCGGACAAGGATTCGGTTCGATGTCGGCTCCGACAAAGCAGTTCGAGGCGTTGGTGCTGACGGGCGAGGTGGAACACTTCGGTAATCCCGTACTGCGGTGGATGCTCGCCTCGACAGTCGTGCAGACTGATCCGGCGGGCAACATCAAACCCGACAAACGCAAATCCATACAGAAGATCGACGGCATCGTCGCCTCGATTATGGCGCTGGGAGAATGGATGACCGCGCAGGCCAAAGACGAAACCAACCCCTATAACGAACGAGGACTACTGATTCTGTAAGCTATGAAACGAAAAAACAACTATCGGACGCGGCTCTGCGATGCGCCGCACAAACGAGCCCGCCGCGCGGAGATCGAGGCGGAGTTGGCGGCCATCGCGCCGCTATCTCCCGCCATGCGCAAACTGCTCTCGGCCGAAGGCTTCGCCGACTACTATTTCGAGATGCAGGATTTATACCCTTCGCAACTGGAAGCCTACGAGCGATTGGAGGATTTCCACATCAATGTCACCGGTCATCGCCGCTATGCCGAGTTCGATTCGTTCCGCAAGGTACTGGAGCGAAGGTTGAAACGCAAACGCATTGAAAATAATATCACCAAATGATATGGTCATCACCAGCAATTTGAGAATCAATTTGGTCTATTTCACATTTGTTTTCAGCTATATAGCGATCAATTTCTTTGCAAAAGTTATTGTAAGTCGGCGAGCCAATTCCCCATTTGATTAAGAGCTTGGGGATATATCTGAAACGTTTTTTTCCAACAGGCATTGAAAAGAAATCATTGGCAGCCTCTCTGTAGGCTAAATAAGTATATTTGTCACCCACATTTATTCTTGATCCAATGAACCAGCGGAGTTCGGCATAGCCTTGCGGATCATATTGTAGCATAGCTTCTTCTGTCACGCTCTCTAATATCAGCAAGTTTGCCATATCAATTTTATTGAGTGGGATATAGTTTTGATGGAACCTGAGGCAGGCTATGGTATAAAGTAATGTAATCCAATTTGTTTTAAAACCGAAGGTCAGGGATTCCTTGTACACCTCACGATCGCCTTGAAATGCATGGCGCAAATCATAAGGTATGACTGAAAGTAGTCTTTCATCTTCTGATAGCATTTCAATATTAGTCATAGCCAATTTGGTCATAGTGTCATATAGACTGCCAAAATCATTATATGTACCACGAAATTCTACTCCTGTGCCATGTTTTGTAGGATATGCTTCTATCATAAGTTATATTGTATTAGGTTACAAATATACTGAATTAGCATTCGTGATTCAAATGATCTCTTTCGATTGCATTTTTTTGTAACTTTGCACTTTGAAAAAGTGTCTACGGGACACAAGACATATTTTGTTGCAATACTTCCACGAAATTTGGCGATTTTATAAAGTAAGAGCAACACATCATCGATTGAAACAAAGTCGCGCCTGCATAAGGGTGTGGCTTCTGCTTGATTGATGATGTAGGTTTGCCAAAGCCTGTGGAAGTATCGAGGAAGAGGTCATGCCCTCTTTTTTTGCATGGACTTTGCCTCGGTTAACCGAAAACGAGCATGGCAGGCGCAAAGATCGACAACATCTGTTCGGGCAATTGGGAAGTCGTCCGAATCTTCACGACCGACGAGAGGGGTAAACGCAATGTCGTTCTGTTCGATCACGGAGAATACCGGCTCGAATTTCCATTGCCCGATGTGGTACGGGAGCGTCGCGGCAATCGGGTTAGCACGGTGGCTTGCATATTCGACGCTACAACGAAAACTCTCCGCTTCAATCCTACAGCGTATCGGCCGAAAAGTCCGATTACGGGTAGGAATAATGCCATCTACCGGGTCGTCCGACTCAACGACGACGAGTTGTGCCTCCGTAGTCCCCATGACATTGAAACCTCGACCGAGGACGAACCCTTTATGACGATTCTGCTCTGTCGTATCCGGTAGGGACATTGTCTCACCGCATCCTGCCATCCGTATCTTATGTTTGCTTTCGAAGAACAGACAAGATGCGGGTTTTCGGTTTCGATATATCACGGACAGAGCGAAGAGTAATCTCTTCGGAGTTCGAGGCGGCCGTGAACAAGGCGCTGACCGCCGACATGGTGGCCGATAAGACAAGCCGTCCGATCATCACACCGGAGGGCTCGCTGGCGCTGACGGCAGTCTGGGCCTGCGTGCGGATTCTCTCCGAGACAGTCGGTACGTTGCCTATTCACCTTTACCGTCGGATGCCGAAGGGCCGCGAACGACAATACGCCCATCCTTCGGCCCATATTCTTCAGCGGCCGAACAATTACTCCACACGTTTCGACCTGATGCACTTTCTGATGATCTCCTGTACGCTTTGGGGTAATGGTTATGCCCGCATCTACCGCGATAGGCTTTACCGCCCTGTGCGGCTCAAATACTATCATCCGGCAAAGGTGACACCTGTGCTTACCGACAATGAAGAGCTGTTCTACCGGCTGGACAGCGGCGAGATGCTTTCCGTCTCGAATATGATCCACCTCAAGGGGCTTTCGACCGACGGCATCGTGGGCAAGAGTCCGATTGCCGTTCACCGCGACAATCTCGCACTCTCGGTCTCGGCACAGCAGTACGGCGAGATGTTCTTCAATCAGGGAGGCAATATGTCGGGCATTTTCAAATATCCCTCGACACTCAAGCCGGAGGCATATGAGCGATTGAAAAAAGACCTTCTTGCCCAGTCGGTCGGTCTGCACAAGGCGCACTTGCCGCTCTTGCTTGAAGGCGGCATGACCTACGAGCGGATATCCATTCCGCCTGAAGATGCGCAATTCATCGCCACGCGCAAATTTCAGAAGACCGAGATCGCCACGATCTATGGCGTGCCGCCGCATATGATCGCAGACTTGGAGCGTTCGACGAACAACAACATCGAGCATCAGGCGATGGAGTTCGTGCGTTACTGCCTCATGCCGTACCTCGTGCGACTGGAAGAGGAGTTCAACCGCAAGCTGCTCCGCGAGGACGAGTTCGGGGAGTATTATTATCTCTTCTCCCTGAACGGGCTGTTGCGGGGCGATGCCAAGACGCGCAGCGAATTTTACAAGAATATGAACATCGTGGGTGCATTGTGCGCGAATGAAATCCGTAACCTCGAAGATATGAACTCCTACGAGGGCGGCGACGAATACTTCGTGCAGATGAATATGCAGCCCGTAAAACAGGCAATCGATGGAGGCAAGAAAAAACAATAACGGAGCGGTAGAGCTGCGGTGCCTGCTCTCCGACATCCGTATCGAACAGCGCGAAGGCGATACGAGCGGACGGACGGTCACGGGGTATGCGGCCAAATTCGACACATGGTCGGAGCCGATCTGCGGCTGGTTCGTCGAGCAGATTCGCCGCGGCGCATTCGACGAGTGCGATACGAACGATGCGATCATGTGCTTCAACCACAACGTGGACGACATCCTCGCACGAACGTCGAGCGGCACGCTGACCCTTGCGGTCGATGAGGTCGGCCTGCGCTTCACGTTCGAAGCGCCTGCCACGACCCGCGGCAACGACATGGTAGAACTGCTCCGGCGTGGGGATGTGAACAAATGTTCGTTCCGCTTCATCGTGGGGCAGGACGAGTGGTTGTACGCCGATGAACAGAACGGACTCGAATACGACCAGAGAACGATTGTCAAAGTGTCGAAGCTCTACGACGTAGCACTGGTGGTCTATCCGGCTTACAGAGATACCGAAGCCTCTGTCCGCCACCTCGAAGAGCGCAAGGCCGACTACCTGCGTTCGCTACGGGATAAAACTCCGGCAGAAGAGACATCTGCGGAGCCGTCCGCTCCGAAACCCTACAATAACGATACGACGGCACGATGCCTGTCGCGGGATCGACTTGTGAAAGTCATGAGGCTCAAACGCTGAAGCCTCACGGAATACGCTTAAAGATCCCACCCGCCTCCGGAGCCTGCAATACGGCGAGGAGGCGGTTTTCGTTGGAAATAGGAGACAATGTTGACGTTGCCTCTATGCTACAATTTGATTTACGACAGAGTTTATTCCCGATAAGTTTTTAGCATCATAAAACGATATTAGCGTTTTAGAGTCAGATGCGTTAATGGCGTATATATCAGGTATTTTTAATTTTTTGATATACTGACTTTGCCATCGTGGATACCCTCCATTCATATTGTTGGCAAGTCGTGATAATTGAGACACTATGAAATCCGACATCAAAAAAGCGCTCAATATCTTGAGATTATCAATGTCGCCTCCAGTGATATAATATAAATTATGATGCGGGTAAAAATGACCTGCATCGATCATGATTTGATTATTAGCAGAGATGTCCGGTAATAATATTTTGGGTTGAGACAAAAGGGGCTTATATATCTTATCAATAGTTCGATACCAATAAGATGGATTTTTCTGGGATACATGCCTGCTTTGCAACCTTTCTTTATGAAGTTCCATATATGCACGTGCTTTGGGATACATCGAAAGGTCTATGATATTACCGTCCTCATCAAAAGGATTGAATAGATAATTGCCGCCCCATTTGAGATTATTGTTTCTAATATCTCTTGATGTGAGAATCGGAAGCAACAATTCCTCTTCTACCTCGTTAATCAAATGTTTTCCAATGAAAATTTTATCAGCGCCTGTAGCAACACCGATACCTATTTTGAAACCGAGATCTTCAATAGAGGTTAACTTAAGATGATTTGAAACGACATTAAACGTATCGCTCCAATCTCCATTATGAGGCATCTTATGTTCTCCATCGAATTCATGGGGTAGTGTTAACGAATTTAGACTCTCGATATCAATATATTTGAAAGAATTTCCAGCTGGTTTATTGGAAATAAGGCTTATCGCGGGATATGCAATCACTTCTTCTTGGAAAGGATTAACTTTTTCCAAGTTTACAATTACCTGAAGGTCAAAAGATGAAGAAATCATATTCCGCAGGTTGTAACCATATTGGTTTTTTAACCATCGATTGGAACAAATAAAGCAATGCTTCCCGTTCGGTCTTAAAAGACTCAAAGATTTTTCAAAGAATGGAATATATAAATCAGCTCTATGTTTAAAAGTAAAAAATAGGTGGCGATATGTCTCTTTTTTACACTCCGGAATTTGCTCTTGGCGTACATATGGCGGATTGCCAATTATTAAATCGGCTTTCTTTACATCGGCCAACAGGAAATCTTCGTGTCTGAATATATCCTCGCCTAATTCTATTGTTGGATTGAACGTATGTATTTTATGGATACATTTTTCAATTTTAACTTTGTCGATATCAAAACAAACCAAACAACGCTTTATTGCTTCGTTTAAACTGAACTTGTATTTTCCGGCAGATTGAGATAATCGAGAAATAATCTCCAAGACAAACTCTCCTTCTCCACAAGAAGGTTCTATAACGGTAATAGAGGATAAATCACGGTCGGAAGTATATTCAGACATGTCCAGCATATACTTCACTATGTCCGGTGATGTAAATACATCTCCGTGCTTTTTACCATTTGATCTATTTCCGTACATCCTATTTAAATTCATTAGCTACCCCCTGTAGATGACCTGCAAATGCAGCCAGAAATGTATTTATTGAAATATCCTCTGATGCGTTTCCATATGTATTAGAATCTGATGTCCAGAGTAAAGCAGCAGATGTGTAATGTCGTTCCAAAATTAATTTTTTACATAGGATGGAGTATCTGTCAAGATATGACGTGTTTTTGAATTCATTCAATACATCGAAATGGGGTTCGGCAATTCTGACGATTGATGTTGATTTTGCACAACGCTCAACAGTCATCAAGTACCCAACCCACGGTGCATTCTGATTTGGAAATACATTCTCTCTAAATGCAGTCCAAAGATCGACGGCCGAGCCTAATGCTTCTTCTGTTCTGTTGTTGAAATTATTTCCAAACGAACCTACTTGGGATTTGAATTCAATAACAGCTATTAACTTCTTGGTCGGGGAAATTATCAAGAAATCCCAGTCTTTTGTTGGTCTGAAATATCCCGGTAATTGATTGCTACGAGTATAAATGCACTCTTGAGGAATGCCTGAATCCAATGCAACTTTTGTAAGAAGGGCAACAAAACCATCCATTTGTTTACCTCCAGTTACAGCACCGCGATTACCAGCATCCTGGACCTCTCGATTAATTTGATCATTCAATTGCTTATTTCTTGTATTCCAGAAATATGCAATCGCATTTCGAATTAAATCGGCATAGTTCTCTATTTTGAAAGACATATCTACCCAATATATTTATTGACGTTACAAATATACGAAAACCTAACGAGAAAACAATTTTTATTCATTCGGGACAAAGTCTCATAATCGGTCGTCGCTCGGAGTATAAGTTTGCCACAGATATAAATCTGAAATACTATGGGCAAACTGAAAGAATTACGCGAGGCGCGTGCGACGGTGTTCGCCGCCATCGACGAGCTTCGCAAGGCGACGGACGGCCGCGAGATGACTGCCGAGGAGCAGCAGCGGTGGGATACGCTGCTGGCCGATTACGACAAGGCCGACCGCAAGGTCGAGCAGGAGGAACGCTTCGAGGAGCTGGAACGCCGTCAGGCCGAACAGAGCTACGAACGTCGGCACGCGGCCGATGGCAACGCCGATCCTGCGGAGTACCGCGGCGCTTTTGTCGAGTATCTTCTGAAAGGTGAAAATGGTGTCTCGGCCGAGAACCGCCGCCGTTTCGAGGAGCGTGCCGGCATTACGGGACTTGCCGGAGGTGTACTCGTTCCTGCGACGCTGGCCGGCTCCATCGAAAAGGCACTCAAGACCTACGGCGGAATGCTGGAGGCCGGTTCGGTCTTCTCCACCTCTACGGGTGGCGACCTGATCATGCCGACGGTGAACGACACCACGAGCAAGGCTACGGTCGTAGCCGAGTATCAGAAATCGACGCAGAAGGCTCCATCGTTCGGCTCGGAGACACTCAAAGCATACACCTACCGCACGCCCATCGTTCCCGTGTCGCTCGAACTGTTGCAGGACAACAGCTTCGATCTGGAATCACTGCTCTCTGATCTGTTGGCAGAATCCTTCGGACGCGGCATGAACGAAGACCTCACCATCGGCGACGGCAAAGGCAAACCGAAAGGGATCATCGAGTGGGCTACGGCCAGCGACGCCACACCTGCGGCTTCGGCCATCAAGCTGGATGATCTCATCGACCTTATCCGCTCGGTCGACTCGGCCTATGCCCGTAACGGCCGCTTCATGTTCAACCGCAATACGCTCTATTCGCTGGTCAAGATCAAGGATACTACCAATCGGTATATCTGGCAGGAGGGCGCGAAAGACGGCACGCCGCCGACGCTTTTCGCTAAGCCCTATACGCTCAACGACGATATGCCGGATATCGCTGCCGGTAAAGCTTCTGTGCTCTTCGGGGACTTCTCGAAATTCAAGATCCGCATGGTGAAGGACTTTCGGGTTATCCGCCTGAACGAACTGCTGGCCGAGTACCTCTCTATCGGCATCTTCGGCTTCGCACGGCTGGACGGCCTACTGCTGAACGCCGGTACGCACCCGATCAAGAAACTCGTACACGCCGCTTCCGGAGCTTAATGTCATGCGCTATACCAAGATCAGAGCGAGAAACCTCCCGGTGTCGGCGGAACTTGCCCGCGCCCATCTTCGCATCGGCGACGATACGCACGACCATGCACTTATCGATGCCAAATTGGAGATGGCCGTCGGCATCGCCGAGGACATGACCGGACGCCGCATCCGCGACCGCTACGTCGAGTTCGATGTGCTTTTGGGCGCAGCAGAGGATGCTGTCCGGCTCCCTGCCCGTACTGCTGCTATCGCGGAGGTCTCCTCGCCTGACGGTATCCTCACGCCGGACGAAGATTACCTCCTGTTGGCTGACGACTACGATGCCCATCTGTTGTTGATCGATGCCGAGCGCTTCTCCGGAAGGAAGCTCCATGTGAAGGCTACCGAGGGGTACGATGCGGAGACGATTCCGCCGGCGATCAAGGCTGCGATTCTGCTGATCTTGGGAACGCTCTACGACAACGAGTCGGACAATATCGTGGGACGCTCCGTTTCGGAACTCTCCCTTACGGCGGAAAAGCTGCTCGCTCCGTGGCGCGTAACCCCTTATCGTGACGACCGTGTTTGATACCCGCATCGAGATCATGGCGCCCACCGAGGAGCGGGACGCCTATAACGAACGCTGCGAGGAGATGAGGTGCGTAGCCGTCTGCTATGCACAGCGCACCGAAGCCGGCGGCCGGGAGAACCTCTTTGCCGGACGTATTCTCCACGAAAACGAAATCGCCTATACGATCCGTTGGCGACCGGATATCCGCACTTCGTATCAGGTGCGCGAGGGCGACATGGTCTACCGCATCGTTTCGGTGCATGAAGAGGGCCGTCGCAAGTATCTCCACATAAAGGTCAAAAAGAGCGATGCTGACAATTGAAGTAAACGGCTACCGTCAGGCGAAGGAGATTCTCGACGGCTTGCCCGACGGGATGCAGAAAAGCATCCTGCTGGCGGCGCTCCGCCAGTCGGTACGGCCGATGCTCATTTCGGCACGGGGCAAGGTTCCGGTCAGGAGCAGTAAACTCAAACGTCAACTGCGTATCGTCCGCTTTCGGGATCGCAACGCTCCGAAGACAGAAGTGGCTGTAGCTGTGAAGCCGGTCTTCGACAGGTCGAAAAAGAGCGGTGCGGTGAACCAATACTACGGCAAATTTATTCACGAGGGGACGAAGGATCCGCGCCTCTCGCGCAAAGGCAAGATGCTCGTCTTCGAGAACAAGCAGGGTGAGAAAATCTTCGTCCGCAGCGTCAAGGGCATTCGTGCGACACCCTTTCTCGAAATGGCTTATGATGAAAGCGGAGAACGTACGATTACGATCTTCGGCGACGAACTGACCTCTGCCGTCGAACGCTATGTTCAGAAACACTTTAAACCGGTCAAGGGATGATCGAAGATTTCAAGACAGCATTTATCGCCGCACTCGAAGCGGCCGCTCCCGAACTTCGGGGCAAGGTGCAGGCCGGGGCTGTGGATGCCGAGACTCCTGTTCCCTATGCCGCCTTTACGACGCCGGAGGAGACGCCCCTGCATACGAAGCACGGTATCGCCGGAGTGCAGACGCTTTTCGAGGTGGCGCTCATCCACGACCGTATGGTTTCAGCCGAGGCGCTTAAACGCAAGGCGATCCGAACCCTCGACGGAATAGCGTTGGCAGGAAGGCGTTGCCGCTGGAAGTCTTCGGAATACAGCTACTACGCCGACTTCGATTTGCATGGATATACGATAACATTCAAAATAATTTAACATGGCAGAGAAAAAAGTGATTCAGGGCGAGGATATCATCGTTCTGGTCGACAGCAAGACGACGCTCCATGCCACCACGCACAACCTGAAGGTGGACTTGGAGCTCAAGGAGCTTCGTACGAAGGATACCAACGGTAAGGAACAGTCGCCCGGCGACATCTCGTGGTCGGTAGACGGGGACGGCCTCGTGGTGGTGGACGACTCCATCGAAGATAGCCACACCTCGGAGGATGTGCTGGGCATCGTCCTTTCGAAGAAACTCGTCGATGTGGTAATCAAATCGCCGCTGTCGGGTCTTTCGAAGACCTACCACGGCAAGGCGTACATCACCTCGTTTTCGCTCGGTGCTCCGGCCGGCGACAATGCCACCTACAACTATTCGCTTACCGGGAGCGGTAATCTGTCTCCCCAAGACGCAACCCAGCAGCAGTCATGAAAGAGATCACGATCAACGGGAAAGCCACGCCGATCCATTTCGGGATGAAGGCTATTGCGGAGTTTACCAAACGTCAGGAATCGGACTTCGCCGGGAACATTACGACGACCGCCGCCGTCGGGAGCATCGACAGCATCGTCGCTCTCACGGCCGTCGGGCTCAACGAGGGCGCACGACGCTCCGGCAGCGAATGCCGCTATACGGAGGACGACGTGTGGGACATCTTCGACAACGAACCGCACCTCGTGCTGGAAATCACGCAACTTTTCGTCGATAGTATTGCGCCGCTGACCGATAAGCTGGGTGGAATGGTAAAAAACGGACGTGCGGCGGCGCGGAAGAGGTAGACGACCGCCGCATCACCTACGAGCGATGGTTCGCCATCGCCGTCGGTCAGATGTCCATGCGCCCGGAAGATTTCGAGGCCCTCACGCCTGCGGAGTTCATCTATGCGTGGCTGGGCTGGTCGGAGCAGGAACAGATTCGCCAGCAGCAGATGTGGGAGCGCGAACGCTGGGCGGTGTGGGTGCTTACCTCCATCCAGCTCGACCGCAAGGAGCGACGAGCGATGACCGAGATGTTTCCGCTCCCGTGGGAGACGGAAGCCACAGAAACACCGGAACCGCTGACCATGCAGGAGCGCCGCGAGCGTATCAAACGAATCCTTAATGCATCCAAACACGATGAGAAACAGTAAGACCATCTGTCTGCTCGTTTTGCTGCTGCTTGCCGCAGCGTGCGGCCCTTTGCACAAGACGCAACGTCATAGCATCACGGACAGCACCTCGCTCGACCGGAGTGAAATCCGCAAGGCCGTCACCGACGTGCTGCACGAGTGGGGTACGCTCTCGCAGACCGTCGTGGAGTTCTATCCTCCGACGATTACTTCGCCGACCGAGCTTCCCGAACCGCACATGGTTATGCAGGACAGTCTCCCTGCCGAAGAGCCTTTACGGGTACAAACCATTACTCAGACGGCTCCGGCCGTATGGCGTATCGTTCGTACGGAGATTGCGGCCGATGCCGAACGCCTTACCGCCACGGACAGCACGGTGCGAAACGATATACATACCCGACGGCAAAGCGAACAGGTAGATGAGGTGGTTGAAAAGCCTCCTTCGTCCGTTATGGCGGTCAAGTGGATCGCCGTGGGACTCATCGCCCTTTTCCTGCTACTCCTTATCCTGAAATTCAAAATCCCGCGCTTCTAATCATGGCAAAAGCAAGACTCAAAACACCGATCAGCTATTACGGCGGCAAGCAGACGATGCTCAAATACATCCTGCCGCTCATTCCCGAACATAAGGTCTATACCGAAGCCTATTGCGGCGGCTGTGCCGTACTCTTCGGCAAGCA